CGATATCTGACGCTGTTGCAAGAGGCAGACCTGATCGAACGTACGCGCGACCAGCGCGACGGTCGTCGGTCGCACGTCCGGCTCACCGCTCTCGGACAGAGGCGAATGGTAGGCCTGCTCGGGCGCTTGATCGACGCTTGAGATGGATTGGAGCGGGTAACGGGAATCGAACCCGTGTATTCAGCTTGGAAGGCTGCTGTACTACCATTGTACTATACCCGCATCGCCTTGAAATCGTTAGACTTCTAAGCCGATGCCCGCTTCCGTTCCATCGTTCGTTCCGTTGGAATTCCAACATGGCGACGGGGCGGGCAACCGGCTCATATTGAAATGGGCGCTGCGGTGCAAGCCGCGAGGGCTTCCTGCAGGCGGCTTATCATGGCGCTGACGTCGCGCGGCTCGAACACCGCATATAGCTGATCCATCTGGAAACAGCCGTCCCGGCCCTGGCAATTATAATCGAGATCCGGCGCGACCTGGCCGTACTCGATCGCTTGCAAGTGATCGATGTATTCGATCGAGCTGTCGGTCGTTACGAACGACGGGATCAGGTCTTGGTACAGGAAATCGCTGGCATGCAGCGTATCACCCTTGATCCTAAGATCTTCGAAGACGACCGGTTCATACTTCGCGAATACGGTTCCGGCCGGCATCGCCATGAACGTCTCTGCATCGACGATACGCATGATTAGGCACTCTTCGCTGGGCGGCTGATCTGGCGGGGCGCGCGATCGTGGGTGAGGTCGATGGCGAGCATCGCCATGCCGGTCGTGCGGGGCAGGTACGTTTCGAGGATCTTCTTGACGCTTTCGAGGCGATGGCCGGTGATCGCCGATATCAGGTGATCGGGGATCCCGCGCTGGCCCATCGTCACAACGCACGTGCGGCGGAAATCGCGGAACTCGATATCGGCGACCTCGGCCGCCAGGTCGGTGTCGCCGGCAGCTGTGAGCTTCGCGACGGCCTTCAGGCGGATCCTGTTGAAGCGGAACTGGAACTGCGTCTGACGGGTGCGACGCTCGGCTGGGTCACTGCTCGTCCACGGGCGCTCGTTCTTTTCATCGTGCAGGATCGTCGTCAGCCCGAGCTTGCGCGACGCGGCGATCGCCGCCTCAATCTGCACGCGGGCTTCGCCGACGACGGGTATGCCGACCCAGCGATCGGTCTTTCCCTGCCGCATCCGGATGCCCATCACGCGGCCGTCAGGCTCGCGTGCGGCGAGGCGGGCGTAGACCGCGTGGTCGTCCGCCTCCCAGCCCTGGATCTCTTCGTAGCGGCTCTGCAGCATCTTCAGCAGATCCTCCTGGCGCTGGCCGATCGTCCAGGCGAGGATCATGGCGGCCGCCATGTTGACGCGGCCGCGGGACAGCGCGGAGTCGATCAGCGCCTTCTGGCATAGCTCGCTGGCAAATTGCTGGCGTGGTTCTGGCGTCGCGATGTCGAGATCGCCCGCGGCCGGGTTGACCGGGATCTTCTCGTTGCGGTGTGCCCAGTCCCATAGGGTGCGCAGCACCTTCAGCGTGTTGAAGGCGGTCGTCGCGCGGATCTCGCCGTCCGGCCGCGGCGCGTACAGCACGTCGCGCAGCTGCAGAATGTTGTTTCGGGTGATCGAGTCCATGCGCTCGGTTCCTGCCCATTTGCTGATCGTGCGGAGCTTCGCCGCGTACTCGACCGCGGTTTTCTCCTTCAGCTTGGGAAAGCGGTGCAGCTTGAACTCGGCGATGATGGCGTCGACGGTATGGCTCTTGTCCATCTTCTTCACGTCGGCGGGCGATGCGGTGCCGGCGCGCCAAGCAGCGACCTCGTCGTTGCGTGCGCGGGCAGCCGTCATTGCGGAGCCTTCATCCTGGCCGAGCACGAGGTTCTTCCAGCCGGCCGCCTTCAGCGTGGCGGAGGGTTGCCAGTAGTAGCGGACACCGCCAGCGGTCTTCTTGACGGTGAGCATCGGGATCGTGATCTTCGCCATGGCGGGGGGCTCCTTTGGCGGTTGTGAGTGTGACGTTCGCGGCGGCGGGACGTCAAGCGGCTGCTGCGCGGCGCTCCGTGGCGGCACGGGCGGCGATAGCGTCTTCCGACCACGTCATGTGCCACGTCATGTCGTGAATGCTCTCCAGTATGCGCAGGCGGCGATCGGCGGTGGCCTGGTCGACCAGGCCGCGTTCGACGTAGCGCGGATAGTCGGCGCGACGGATCAGGATCTCGCGGCGAAGGCAAAGGATCCGATCGGTCCAGGTGGCGGTGCCGCGCAGTTCGGCGCCGGCGCGGGCGAGCTTGCCTGTCAGGTCGTCGGCAATCGCGCCCATTACGCGCAACTCGCGATCTGCGTCGGCGCGCGCGAGGCGGCCCTTCTGGATCATGCCCGGGTAGAGGCGGATCCGGGTCGCCAGTTCCGCCTCGGCTTCCTTCGCCATGTCGCCGAGAGTTTCCAGTGCGTAGATCTCGCGATCGTCGCGGTAGAAGATGAAGGTGGGATCGAAGGTCACCGCTCCTTCCCCCCAACAACCCCCGCCGTCGCCCCCTGTTCGGAGAGGTGGGCTTTTACGAGCAGGCCGAGCGGGGTCGGTTGAATCGTCCACCTCGCATCGCCCATTTCGAATACGCACGGCGTCGGCTCGCCGTCCTCGACAGCCTCAAGCAAGTTGTGGCGCAGCAGGAAATCAATATCCTCACCTTCACAAATCACGGCGCTGTCGGGGTCACCTGGAACCTCAAGATACTCCATTTCCGGCCAAGCATTGTGACCGGCAGGGAAGCCCCAACCAAAGATGTCGAGCCCCTTACGCTGCGCCTTCGTCAGCTTCCCCGCCACGTCCCCCGCAATCGCGGCTGCGGCATCTGTTGTGGGGGTCATGGTCACAGCTTTTCCAGGCGGTTATCGTTCTCGTCGCGGGTGCGCGGACCGGCGTAAGGCCCGTCAGTATCGCCGCAGCCGGTGCACGTCAGCCAGAAGTCGGTGCTATCGCCAGCCGGCACTTGGCCGACCCGGTGGGCGCGCTTTGCTTCTTTGCATATCGTGCAAATATGGTGGTCGAAGTCGTAGCGGATCATCTTTCAGCCCCTTCGTGTTGCGAGCGTGAGGTGGCGAACATGTCGGGTATGCCGAGTGCGGCTCGCGCGCGTTCGGCGATCCCAGCCCGGCGCATCGGTGCGTCGTAGCGGTTGTGGCACTGCTGACAGGCGTGAAACATGCGATCGATGCTCGTTTCTTCGAGCGCCACTCCATGCTCGTGCGCCAACGTCAGAACGACCTTGGACCCGGTAGCGGGATGCGGCTGGCCGTTCATCGCCGCGCACCGCCCGCCATGATCTAGCCCGCACTTCCCGTCGCATTCGCAGCGGTTGCCACCACGTTCGCGCGCCTGTTCGACCATCGCTTTCCAGACCTTGGCCTTCGGATAGCGCGTCTTGTTCTCAGGACGGATCGGCATTGTTTCCCCCTCCCTGCAACAAGAGGCGGATGGCGGCGGCACACTCTTCAGCCTCGACAGCTTTGAACGCATTGATCTCAGCCTGATTGTCTTCGTACATGCGTATCCGACCAGCGGCCCGCTCATCACAGACCTTCGCAGCTGCCTCGATCGCCAGCGCCACCCCTTCGTCATCCCCTGCCGCAACGGTGGCGAGAGATTCAACCGTTACGGTTTCCGCAACAGTTGCCTTTGTTTTCGCCAGGGCATCCGACAGGCGCGGGCCGATCCAGTCGAGAACGCCAATCGCGACCTGCGCCTCGTCCGGCTCTACGAACACGCCATTGACCGTCGCACCGCCCGCAGCAATGATCTGCGTCCACCTCACACGACTGGCTGCTGCATCGTCGCTGATGCGCTTGACCGCCTTTCGTAGCTCAGCCTCCCCCACCACTGGCATCGCCGCTTTCAACGAAACGTCGTGTTCGTGACATCCGGTTGCCGCACTTTGCACATCGGTTGAAAGTGATGGGGGTGGTGGGGTTTGATCATCGACGTAACACGCATCGCATCCGGTATCGTGACCGCCTTGGGAAACGACCTTCGTGCCGTCGCAGGCAGGGCACTTCGGCGTTGGCAGTGCCTGCGGGGAGATGGCGGCAATAACGCGATCGGCAGCACGAAAAGCAGCGTCGCGGCGTGCCTGGCGATATGTGGCCAGCCCGTCTTCATCGAACGCAACCAGATCGATTTGCCGTGCTATCGTTGCGCGCAACTCGGGGTTGGGATTGGTCATGCGGCGATCCTTTGCGACTGGATTTGCGCCATCAACTGGAGGCCGATGTGCTTGGTGTAGGCGGGCGGGATAGCCTCGCGCAGACCGTCACGAGATGCCCACGGCATTCCCATGATATCGCGTGCCGTGCCGACACCAGAGAAGTTGCCGACAACGTGCATGAACTCCCCATCGCGGATCGGTCGCCCCATTTTACGGGTAGGGGCAACATGCGGAGGGTGCGCCGGCGCTTTGATCAAGAAGTTGGCTTCAAAGAGCCGGTGCCGATAGGTGCGCAGTCCAAACATAGCGCCACAAAGCACAACCGGGTCGAGCAAGGGCGCGCCCTGAACGTTTTCGATCACGTAAGGCAAGCCGGACATGGCAAGCAGTCTACGTATGGGGCTCACCAAGTCGGGATGCTCGTTATTTTGGACCCGCTGCGCCAAGGTATACCGCTGGCATGGGGGGCTTGCGTGGATAGCGTCGAATGTGCGGATGAAGCGCATATCCACAGCGGTCGCATCCATTTGGATGAAACCGAACGGATACCGTGGCTGCGGGTCGATATCGACACCCACCACGTCGAACCCGGCTTCGTGGTAGCCTGTTGCCGCGCCGCCTTCACAGCAGAATAGGTCTAATATCCGAAGACGGCTCACGCTACACCTCGGCCGTTAAGCGCGGCGAGTTCCGACTTCATGCGGTTAAAGGTAAGCACCAGCGACAAGATCAAGTCTTCCGGTCCACCGCCAGGCCGCGCGCGGATTGTGCGGTCGTAGTTCGAAAGCAACTCCTCGACGTTTTCAGGCCATTCGCCCTCCGCCTCCCGCGTATGGGTGGGGTCTATCGGAGGATACGCGCTTGCATCGGGTGCGGATGCCGGATGGTTGGCAGGATCGGCCGCATAATCGCGCATCGCGTTCGCCGTCTTCAGGCCAAGCGCGACGTGGTGCGGATCGCCACCAGCGGCAAGCCGACGGTCTGCCCACACCTGCACGATCCGCCACGCATCCGGGTCGCGTCCCAACAGGATAAACATTGGCTCACCGGGTCTGCGCTTGGCTAGGCAATCGTGGTTCGCCTCTCCAATGTCACCTTCCCCCAACCTGTCAGCTTTCCTTGCAGGTTCGGTGAGGCGGGCATTGATGACGGCTGTCTCGATCTCGTCGACCAGATCCACCATCTGCATTTCGCCAGTGCCAATGTCAGACGGTGCGGGGTTCGACATCAGGTCGACCAGGGGGTAGGCGTTGCTAGGATCGTCTGAGTAGCACATGTTCGTCAGCCTGAATTCGCGAACAGCCTTGTAGATCGCCCGGTTCAACGGGCTACGGATCTCAAGATGCTTGGTCGCGTCGTCGCTGTGTTCACCGGCCAGCCGATGAACCGCCTCCCCCGCAACCGGCACCGCTTGCTGAACGTCCTTCATGCTGCGTCTCCCCGTGGTTTGCCTGCTGCTTCCCAAGATGCGACCGCTTCCAGCCAGCTTTCGGCCTCGTCGACCTGCTCGCTGCATCGATTGCTTTCCTCATGGATCTCTTCGTCGCTCATCGCGCGGAAATCGGCAGCGTACTTTTTCCATGCTGCCATCAGAACGGCATCCCTTCGTCATCGAGCTGGCTCAGCATCGCGCGACACGCGCGTGGACCGGCCGCGCTGATCTGGCCTTCCAGCCAATAGAAATCGCTCTTGATCTTGTTGCGGACGATTAGGCGCAGTGCGAGTTCGGCGATCATCCCATCCGATCCGCACTCCCAGCGATCGTCGTCGATCGGGGCGGATGATGCTTTCACGCCCGGCAGGCGATCCTCCTCGGCCGCGGTGACCAGCGCCTCTTCGATTGCTAGGACGTACAGGGGCTCGATCGTGATCGGCTTGTCGAGCCACGGGCTAGACGATGCAGCATGAACCCACGCGCCGCGCTTCCTCTTCCCGTTCCGTCGATGCCACATGTAGGGAGCGAAGACCGCGATGACGAAATGATCTCCATCGCCGACGTAGTAAGGCCGGTTCGGCTCGATCTGCGACGGAACGATCGGGTGCGGCACCACTGGGTAGAAGTCGTGGATCATGTGTTGCTCCGATATGTGATGGTCTGGGCGTCGAACGGGGAGTAGCTGCGGCGGAAGCCGAGGCGGCGGAGGATGCGGGAGGCGATCACGCCGTCGATCTCGACGTCGGCGTCGATCGCACCGCGCATCACGTCCAGAGCCTTGGCGATGGTGATGACGGTGAGCTCACCTTCCTCGATGTAACCGCCCATGAAGGCGGTCACGGTGTCGAGATCGTGAGCGGTGGGATACGTCATGCGGCAGCAGCCTTGCTGACGGGCTCGCAGGCCGAGCAAAGATCCGGTGCGATCCAGTGGCAGGGCTGCTCGCCATCCATGCAGGCGCGCTCGTCGGTACAACCGCAGTCGCGGCACGCCCGGCCGGGGATGATCGTCTCGGGCTCGCTTTTCAGAACAAAAGGATCGGTGGCGACGTTGCGCGGGGCGTGGTCGAGACGATCAATCTCGGCCCAGATGAGCGCGGCCGCCTTGACTAAATTTGCCCGGGCGTCACCGGGACGCCAGTGCGCGGCATCCCAAGGCCACGATGGGGGTGCGTCATGCCACAAGTCGTTGTTGCGCATCTGTTCGGCCGCGCGACCTGCATAAGCGATGCCAGCGAAGACCAAGGCGGAAGGCTGATAATTTTGGTCGCGGGCGAGCGTGAAGCCGTGCTTTTGCACCTGTTCCATCCGTTCGGCGATGATCGCGCGCAGGCCGTCGCCGATGAGGACGGAGGCTCCATCGTGCGTCATCGCTTCGCCGACCGGCGCGTAGGTCGATGCGTGGATGCTGGCGAGGGGGTGTAGCTGCGTCATGGCAGTCTCCTAAGCGTGAAGAGGGAGCCCGATTTGTCGGGCGTAGGCTTCGAGATCCGCGGCTTTGCGGCGGGTAGCGGCGAGCGCTTGAGGTAGGCGGCGCCAGTATTGATCGCGGGCGCATTGCAAGCCGGCGAGTTCGTGGTCCTGGTCGCGCGATCGGGCGCGGCCGAGCGTTTCGAGTTCAGTTATGCGCGCGTCGCGCTGCTGCAGCTGGTCGAGCGTCACGGCGTCCAGCCCTTTGCCGCGAGGCGCGCCATGCTGACCCGGTGCAGATCGGCTGCGCGACGGCGTTCGGCTTCCTCGAGAGAACAATTCGCGGCGAGCGCGTAGCGCATGAGGGCGAGGTGGCGCATGGCCGGTGATGGCCCTTCACGCTTGCGCACGGCCGGGGCGTACCGGACCGGGCATCACCCGACCTGCCACGTGACGAGCATGCCGATCGCCATCATCAGCGCGAGGCTGAACGCGGTGGCGAGCATGATCAGGCCGAGATTGCCGTCATAGCCGCGGCAGGCGTTGGCGACGTCGACCCAGAAGGACGGGCGGGCCGGCGCCATCATGAGCGGCATGCCGCAACGATGATCGCGGCGATCGCCAGCCATGAGAGGATAATCAGCGCGATGATGACGCGCAGATTGCCCCAGCGGCGCGGTGCCGGCCCGATCACTGGCCACGGAGCCGCGCGATCGTGGCGCATGCCAGCTCGATCGCTTCCTTTTCGACCTTGTCCGCCATTGCGTTCAATTGGCTCGCGATCGTACGGGCGCCGCGGACGTCCGGCGTCAAGATAAGGCCGCGACCGCGTGCGCCGCAGCCGCATTGGCAGCCCTCTTTCGCCAGTATCAGGGCGATGCGCTTGAACGAATCCTCAACCGTGACAGTCGCGACGTTCACCGCCTCGGCATGGTGAAACAGGACGTCGCCAAGTCCGGGGATGTGGCGAACATGCGACGGGATCGGCTCTTGATCGATGCCGCTATAGTTTGCCCGGTCGACGCCGGGCCCGCTGGCTGTCGCGCGGATCATGCCGCATTGCCCGAGAACAGCGACATAGCGCTCGCACTAAGGCGGCTGTCGATCGCGACGCGTTCGGCCTGGTCCACGAGGCCGCGGGCCGCGGGCGGCAGGCGGTTGTCGAACCACAGGTCGACCTCGATCTTCGTCCAGGTGCTGTCCTTGTGGGCCGTCTTTACCAGCTTGCCGGCGCGGACGATCGGGAACGGTGGGGGGAAACCTTCGAGCGCGATGTACGCGTCGAGCGTCTTGCAGACGTAGCCGGCGCTGCGATGCGCCTGGCCGAGGCGACCGGCGATATGGAAGATGTCGACGGTGCCCGCATTGCGGGGGTTGCGCGCAGCAACAGCGCGGCGCGCGAGATCGGTAGGGATAACGGTGATCGGGGACATGACCAGCTCCGTTCGGTTGAGAACGGCTTCGGTCTATTGCCCCAGCTTATATTATGTCAATGGCTTATATTCTAAGCCTCGTTAGTTATCCATAGGTAAGATCCAAGCAGAGCTAGGGCTGCGCCGAAAAGGGTGGCGTAGCCCTTGGATACTAGCGCCGAGAATAGAGTTTCCGGATACTCGTTGTAGGGTGCGACCGTCAGGGACCACGCCATCACGCCGAGCCCGACGACGACTACAAGAGCAGCCCGTTTCTTCAGTGTTCTCATGATTGCGGTCCTACGCCTGGGATCTGCAGCTATAACTGCAAAAGCGAATATCAGAATGAGGCTTATCCCCGCCACATAGTTGGGCGGTGCTGCCTGTGGGGTCGTAGGTCGGGGCACTCCTGGACCAACATCCTGCGGCGTCGGAAGGTACGTTCCCAGTGGGCCGATGTTGTCGCTCGTGGCCGGCTTCGTGGCCACTGCTGCTGCGCGTCCCACCAAGCCATCACGTGGAGCGATGTGCATCAAGCCGCTTGCTTGCGTCGTTCAACCTCGCGGGAGGGTAGCGGTTCCGCAACGCGGCGTATCATCTCACGTTGGTTGTCGCCAGCTGCGCGAAACTGCGCGATCAGGTCGCGCTCTTCGGCACTAAGGCGATCGGGGTTATCGGCGTCGGTAAGGAGGTCGGCTGGCGTACAGTCGAACTCCCGAGCGAGTACGCGCATGCGTGCGATGTCGAGCGAGAGGCCGTCCTGGTTCTCGATCTGACTGATGTAAGGTTGAGAAACGCCACTACGCTGGGCCAGTTCTGACTGACTCAGTTTCGCCTGCTTGCGCAGTTCCCTGATGCGATTGCCCGGATGCATGGTGAAGACATATGCCATCTGCTTATATTCTGAACCGGCGTATCGCTTATGTCCATTGACGAAATATAAGATATCGCAATAAACCACCGTCCCGAAGCGGGAGTGTCTGGTTTGAAATTGGCGGCGTGGCGTAAACGGGAGGGCAAAACGCAAGAGTGGCTTGCGGCCGAGCTTGGCTGCAGCCAGCCTTACGTCTCGCAGATCGAGCGCGCGCAGGACGCGATCATCCCCGGCGCCGACATCATGGAACGCGTTTTCATCGTGTCCGAGGGCGCAGTCGAGCCCAACGACTTCTACGACGTGCCTCGCTGGCGCCGGGCGCTGTCTGCGGCGCTGGCGGCCCTGACCGGCAAGGCCGCGTGATGGAAATTGCAGGATCCTGGCAGTCATTCTCCGACTCCTTAGCGGACTTCGTTCCGCGTTCTGTTCTTGATTCGTTCCAAAATCGCGCCGCAAGTCCAACATGTCAAGGAAGCTGTCGTGAGTAGCGGTGTGCCGCCCCGCCACTTCCTTACAACGCCAGGGCGTGCGCCAGCGCGGACCCGACGGACGTCGGCGCGCGCCGGCCGGCATATGCGACGCCCCACCGGCACCTGGAGAAAGGCTTTCCGCATGATCCCCGAGCCTTTTGTCGCGCCGTTTCCGCCACAAGCACAGATCGCATGCAAGGTTGTGGGCGCAGTCGCGTCCTGGGCGCTCGCCCTGTCTCCTTGGTTGGCCGTTGGATGGCTAAAGCTGTGACGGCTGCCCCCGTCATATCGGTGCGCGAGATTGAAATGCAGCTGCGCACGCGCTGTGAAAGCGTCGTGCGGCAGTGCCTGCCAAATGCGATCAAGGATGGTCCGTATCTGAAGGTTGGCTCGATCACGGGCGAGAAAGGGCGCAGCCTGGTCGTGCCGCTGCAAGGCGCGTCGCGCGGTATGTGGACGGATTATTCGTCGAGCAACACTGGCGATATGATCGGCATGATCGAGCAGACAATGTTCGGTGGCGATCGCGGCCAGGCGGTGGCCTGGGCGAAGAGCTGGCTCGGTATCGACGACCTCGACCCCGGCCGGCTGGCGACGATGCGCGCGGAAAGCGCAGCGCAGGACCTGGCGGCGGACAAGGCGGCTGCGCGCGAGACGGAAGCGAAGAAACGCGGTGCTCGGGCCCTTTGGTTGAACGCCAAGGCACTGTCTGGCGTAGACCCTGCATCGCGTTACCTGGCGAACCGCGGCATCGATGTCGGGCGCCTCGGCGATTGGCCGGGGTCGCTGCGCTACCATGACCAGGTGTGGAACGTAGACGTCCGCGGCAAGATCGATTGCATGGTCGCCACGATGGTCACGCCCGCCGGCGTCCAGGTCGCAACGCATCGCACCTGGCTGGGCCGCGATGCCGATGGCGTGTGGGTGAAGGCAGACGGCGCAGACCTGGGCGTGCCGCGCGGATCCGCCAAGAAGGTGCTGGGCAAGTCGGGCGGTTCGTTCGTGCCAATCCGCAAGGGTGCCAGCGGCCGCAGCATGGCGGACCTGCGCGGCCCTGAGACGATCTATGTCGCCGAGGGCATCGAGGATGCGCTGACGGTGGCGATGGTGAAGCCCGAGGCGCGCGTCGTCGCGGCATATTCGCTGCGCAACCTCGGGTTCATTCAATTTCCGGAGGCGATCACGACGATCGTCATCGTCGCCGATCGCGACGAAGGCCAGCGCGAGATCGATGCGCTGGAGGCGGCGATCGCGCGGCAACAGGCCCGTGGCCACAAGGTTCAGATCGTCATGCCACCCGTCGGGGTGAAGGACGTGAACGCGTGGCTGCTGGCGGATTTGGAGCGTGCAGCGTGACCTCGACCCCGACCATTCGCGAAATAGGCGTCGGCCGTAACTATCTGCTGGCCCTGCCTCTGGGCGAGGCGATCGCCCAGCATCGCGCCTGGGCATCGTCGCAGATGATCGAGATCTCGCGCGTCGAGGTCGGCGAGCCGGGCAAGGTGCCCGGGTTCGTTCTGCTGATCGCATTCGGCCCGACGACCGACATCGAGGCGGCTTGGCTCGACACGTTCTTCGAGGTTGATGCGTGACGAAGCGCGCACCCGACAACGTCGTCTCGATTGCGGCCGCGCTGGACGCGCCGATCGACGCGCCGGACATGGCGAAGCCCGGCGACCAGGCACCGCTGGGCGGCCGCGACGATGACGACGATCTCGACCGGCCGCAGATCCCGAAGGAATGCCCGGTCAAGGCGCTGGGCGTCGGGCCGGACGGCCAGATCTGCTACTACCTCAACAATCTCGGGCAAATGGTGAAGCTCGGACCGCGCGATCACGGCAAGAACAACCTGCACGTGTTGTTCTCACCCCGGACCCATCTGCTCGCGAAATACTGGCCGCGCTGGTCCGCGCCTGTCTACGAAGGGCGCGGCAATGCGCGCGTCATGGTCAAGCCGAGCGAAATCGTCGGCTTCGCGCAGGATGACGCGAGCGAGGCGCTGATCAGCGCATGCGGCGCGGCCGGGATCTTCGATCCGCAAGGGCGCGTGCGCGGGCGCGGTGCACATAAGGGCAGCGGCCGCGTGCTGATCGTCCACCTGGGCGACAAGATCATGTCGGCGCAGCGGACGGCGACCGGCAAGCCCAAGCCGCTCGACTTTCAGGATCCCGGCCTGATCGGCCGCTATGTCTATCCGGCCGGCGAGCCGTCCCCCCGGCCCTGGCATCAGCCGGTCAAGGAAGACGTCGGCGAGGCGCTGCTGGCGCTGCTGTCGACCTGGCCGTGGCAACGATCATTGCTAGATCCCATGCTGTCGCTCGGCTGGGCGTCTCAGGCGTTCATTTGTGGCGCGCTGGACTGGCGATCGCATCTGTTCCTCACGGGCGGTCGTGGCACCGGTAAGTCATCGTTGAACGGTAAGAACGGTTTGTTCGATCGATTGCTGGGCAAAGGCGTGCTGCGCACCGGTGGCGCAAGTGAGGCGGCCGTTCGCCAGAAGCTCAACCAGCAAACAATTCCCGTGATGTTTGATGAATTCGAGCCGAACGAATTCAATGCGAGCAAGTTAAAGGCGGTCATTGAGCTGGCGCGTATTGCGTCGTCGGGCGACGAGATGAGCAAGGGTGGGCAAGACCACCAGGCGCATGACTTCATGCTGCAGAGCGCGTTCATGTTCTCCGCGATCCTGAAGCCCAAGATGGAGCCGCAGGATCAGAGCCGGTTCGCCGTGCTCGAACTGAAGCCCCTGCCCGAAGATGCGCGGCCGCTCGACCTCGATGCCGCCAAGTTGCCCGAGATGGGCCAGAAGCTGATGCGGCGCATGATAGATGGCTGGCATCGCTACGCCGAGACATACAGCGCGTACCGCAAGGCGCTGGCTGGGGTAGGTCATGACGCGCGGGCCCAGGATACCTTCGGGTCGTTGCTCGCATGTGCGGATCTCGCGCTGTACGATCATGTCCCCGATCCGACCCTGCTGGAATTCTGGGCGCGGCAGTGTGACCCTGAAGGCCTAGCGGAGATCGCTGACGGCACGACGGAACATGGCGCGTGCCTGAAGTTCCTGACGACGACCAGCGTGCAGGCGCGGGGCGGCGAGGATCGCCAGACACTTGGCACATGGATCGGCAATGCGATGCGCGACGTCGACCAGCTCGACGGCGATCACGACCACCGAAAGCGCGACAAGAAGCGGCTGCAGGAGATCGGGCTGAAGGTCGTCAACGCACGGGAACTCGATCCCGACGACAAGGGGCGACCGCGCTGGGGAGCCACCGATTATTCACCGGGAAAGCCCGGCTTCCTCGCTGTCTCGATCTCGCATCGTTCGCTGACTGAGATCTTTCGCGACAGCAAGTGGCGTGATGGCGGCTGGACGCAGGCGCTCGGCCGTGCGGACGGCGCGATCCCGCGCGTCAAAATCGCGTTCGGCTTCTCCAAAGAGTGGGCCGTCCTGGTACCGCTGGACGACGAGATCGACATGGCCGGGCGCGATGGCGACGGCGATCGGGGGGCAGCGTGATGCGCCTGGTGCCAACGCATGCAGCCAGCGATGCGCAGCATCGCGACCGGGCTGCATTCATCATCAACTTATCCTCCCGCGATGACGTCTATCGACGCGCGCACCACGTCTTCTCCTTTATTTGTGCCCCGACCCCGGCCCATTGCTTCGCAGAGAATTGGCGTGCTAGGTCTCGCTGCGCCGATGGGTCCGGGGGGCGGTTCCAAAGTTCCAGCGCGGTTCCAAGCCGTGGAACTAGCAAGCGTTTGAAATGGCAGGATAATTGCGCCGGTTCCACAGGTTCCAAGGTTTTTGCCTCACGTAATGCGCGTGCGTGCATGCGTACAGGCGCATGCGTATGGGGATATCTTAGTTTCCTTGGAACTCTGGAACTATTCAAGAATACCAAGGTAAAAGAGCGTCTTAGCGGTTCCAAAACCGGTTCCACGGCGGTTCCAAGCCTCGAACCTTGGAACTGCGCCGACGCGCTCGCTCGCCAAGTCACTGAGATCGCTACGCATCCGATTAAAATATGGGGTGGATATGTCGCGACGACGTCCGCGCCGTCCGCCAGTGCGGATCAGGGGCTAGATACAGGGGGTGCGTGCGCAAAGTTTCAGGGCCGGAACGCGCTCGGCCTGGTCGTCGACGGCCTCGATCTGGGCGATCGCGCCGGGCGGCCGGCCGAGGGCAGAAATGGCGGTTTTCCGCCGTTTTCTGTGGTCGCGATTGGGCGTGTTGGAACGGCCGTGTTGGAATGCGCGGCGAATGTCGAGGCAGATCAAGGCTTTGCGGATGACCGTGCGCAGCCTGCGGGGCTGGACGGTGCCGCCTCGGCCGGCCTGGGCGGCAGGGGGGTGGTCGATGCCGATCGGCAGGGGGTGGCCCCCCCCAGCGGCCCGCGTTTCTCTCCTAGCTCCAAGGCGTAGGCGATTTTTCTCGTTTCGACAGCCTTTCGAATTGCTGGATCGCCAGTCGCGCCTGTTGGGCGGGACGGTCGCTTAAATTCCTACGTCGAAATGGGGTCGGGGGTTTGTATTCTGTCCCTAGCTAGCCGTGATCGGCGCGAGGGCGCGGATCATCAAAGGCTCGAGCGGGTCGGGGGACAGATTGAGGTCCTGGGCTGGGGGCGTAGCGCGGAAACGTCGACGCTATGGGGAGGGCTGACCTGTGTCAACTGACCTCACCGGCGATGCCGCGATCGGCCGCGAGATCATGACCGATGTCCAGGCGCAGCTCGATGCCGAGCGCGTCGAGGAAGAACAGCTCGATCTGCTCGATCCGATCACGCCCGAGGATATCTGGGACGCCCGGGAGGCGTTGGGTGACAACGCGAGCGCGATCGAGGTCACCAACGAGGCGCGGAGCCGCAAGCGTGGACGCCCCAAGGGAGCGCGCAATCGGAAGTCGACGGACCTTGAGCGATGGCTGCTGGCGCATGGGCAGCATCCGGCCGTCACACTGATGCAGATCCAGTCGGCCGCTCCGGAAACGCTGATGGAGGCATCCAAGCGGCGCAAGGTCCATAGCTTCCGGAAGGACGGCACGGCGAACGTCGTCATGGAGCACATGACCTACGAGGCCGCGCAGGCGTTGCGCGCCCGGTGCGCCGATATGCTCATGCCATACCTGCTCGGAAAGAAACCGATCACGGTCGACATGAACTTCAGCGGCGTCACGGATCTGGTGTTCCAGGGCTATTCGTCGGGTGAAGGCGACACCGCCGTAATCGCGGACGCCGAGTTTCTCCCTGTCGAAGAGGATGACGCGGCATGACTGCGGCGAGCGCATCCCGCGTAGCCCGGCGACTGAATTCACCTGGCCCCGTAGCCGACGCGTTCGTGAAGAGCCGGGCGTTCATCTGCGGATGCGTCGGACCGGTCGGGTCCGGCAAGACCATTGCCGCTTTGCAAAAGGGGATCATGGTCGCCTCGAAGCAGAAGGGTGTCATGCGCGAGGACGGTGTGCTGATACGCACGGCGCGCATCGGCGTGATCCGCGAAAGTTACCCGTCGCTGAAGTCGACGACGCTCAAGAGCTGGTTTCGTATCGTCCCGGAGGCGGAGGGCAAGTTCAACTGGCAGGCGCCGTACGTCCACAAATTCCGGAAGATCCTGAAGCGCGAGGGTAATCGCCGCGACGGCCGGCCGATCGATATTCTCGAATGCGAATTCGAATTCCGGGCGATCGGCGACCTATCCGTCGAGGAAGCGTGCCGCGGCTGGGAAGTCAACGCGGTGATTATCGACGAAGCGGATCTTCAACCGGCCAATCTCGTGCCGTTCCTGACCGGCCGTGTCGGTCGTTTCAGCGATCTCGATATTTCGCTGGTCGTTGATCCGCAGATCATCGTCGTGCTGAACATGCCCGACATCGAAAATCATATTTACACGCTGCTTTTCGACGAAGCATCGGAGGTGCTGGGGCTGACGGGCGAAGAGGCCGCGATCCTGCAGGCGACGCTGGGCGATCGGAAGCTGATCGAGAAGTTCGTGCAGCCGGGTGGGCGGGAGCCCGATGCCGAAAACCTGCATAACCTGCCCGGGGCGACACCGGAAAACCCTGAAGGCGGTCGAGGGTATTACGTGCTGCAGGTCGCCGCGAACCGCGCGACGCCGGGGTATGTCGATCGCATGGTCGACAACAAGCCGGTGCCGATCCAGCACGGACAGGCCGTCAACGCCGGGTTTGCGTACACCACGCATGTCCAGCCGTGCGTCTGGGATCCGCGGCGCAAGTTGATCATCGGCGTCGACCAGGGCCTGTTCGCGGCCGCGGTCGCCCTGCAGCGTGACTGGGACAACCAGGTCCGCACGCTTGCCGAGGTCGTCAACACCGCACGTAGCGCCAGCGGCAACGTCAGCCTTACCAAGATCGGACCCAAGGCGTTCGCCAAGCGGGTGAAGGCCATGCTGGCGGATCGTTTTCCCGGCATCACGAACGATATGATCCGTGTCGTCGCTGACCCGGCCGCTTTCGCCGCGAAAGACCAGGACGCCGAGGAAAACGAGCGCGACTGGCTGCTGATCTTCGAGAAAGAGCTGGGGCTGAAAGTGCACCGCGCGAAGACGAATAGCGCGGGCCTGCGCAATCAGGCGGTCTGGACGGCGCAGGATACACGCGACGGCTATGCGATCGATCCGGCGTGTCGGCACCTGATCAAGGCTCATTCGGGCGGGTACCGCTACGCGAAGGCGACGCTGAGTACGGGCGAGACGCGCGGCCACCTTGAGATCGCCGATACGATCTACACGCACGTGGCGGACGCCGAGCAATACGCCGCGCTCGAAGGCGAACACGTGGTCGGCGACCTGCGCGGCAAGAAACGCCGGCGGGCGCCCGTCACCAACGACAGTGATTTCGATGTGCATCAGGGGGTGCGGTAAAATGGCTTTGTTGAAACCCGTGGGGAAGATCCTCGGTGGCGTGCTGAAGGCGGTCGGCGTGGTGTCCACACCCGGCAAGGCGCCGACGCCGCTCAAATCGGTGACGCGTGACGATGCTGCAGGCTCGATTGCGGCCGACGACGAATTGCGACGCCGCCAGGGCGCGGCCGCTGACATCATCACCGGATCAGGCGGCGCCGAGGCCGCTCTCACCGGTGGCAAACTCACCCTCGGCAGCTGAAGGAGACACCCGTGGACCAGGACAACAGGCGCGATCGCGAACTGAAGGAAGAGTTTGCAGCCGCGCGCGACCCGGAAAGCCCGGCGGTGCTGAAGGAGCGGATCGACCAGCTCGAAGAGCGGATCGTCTCCATCGAACACGCCACCCACACCAACGTCTGAAAGTTAAAATCATGGAAGAGAATAATGACAAGCCTCTGACGCTCGAAGAGAGCCGAGAGCTAAACTTCGAATTCGGTCTCGATACTGTTGCCGCGAAGGAATTGCAGGCGGCACTTGACGCGGCGACTGAGTCAGCTGGTGCCGATCGTCTGATCGTCATCGAACTGACTGACGGGATGGTCACGCTCGGCTATCCGGCAGAAGGTGGACCGGAAGATCAGACGATCGCCGGCAAGGCTTTGCTGATCATTGCCGGGCTGCAGGCCGATCGCGTCGACCTGAAGGACCAAATTAGTAGGTTAGAAACCGAGCTTGCCGATGCGATCGCGCGGGCTGAGAAAGCCGAGACTGGCGAGAAGAAGGCGAAAGCTACGCTGACAAAGGCGAGCGCGCCAGCCAAGCGGCGCAAACTCGGTGCGATCGACGATGTCGATGGCGACAAGATCCGTGCGGCGATAGCAGGTGCCGATGAGGTTCAGGTCGCGTTCTCGGACGGCACGCGCGAGGTGCTCGGCCTGTCGCCGGTCATCGTCGCCGGCGACGCGTGGAAGGATCATCCGAATGGGTTGATGCTCAACGAACCGGTCGAGATCGAGGGGCCCGGCGAAGGTACCAGCGTCACGATCGACGGCTATGCGCTAATGATCGACGGTAAGCAGGTCGCCTATTCGCGGCGATCGACGCCCCTGCAGATCGCGCCGGGGCAGCACATGAAGATCTCCGACGACATCATCTTCTGATCATCCGGGGCGCCGCCTGCGGGTGGCGCCTCATCTGGGGGCGGCATGGCCAACGATACAATCCAAGACGACGACCAGGTGCGCGAGCACCTGCGTAACCATGACCGCCTCGCGATGCTGCGTGCGCCGTGGGAAGCGGTGTGGCGCGAGATCGACGAACGCGTGAACCCGATGGGGGCCGGCACGATCGGCGCCAGCGCTGGCGCCGGTGGCCGGATGAGCCGCGCCGGCACGGTGAAGGGCGCGCAAAACTTCGACGTGACGGCGGTGGAGAGCCTGGACCGCTTTTCCGCAGCGATGGCGGCGATCACGGTGCCGCGCAACACTCAGTATATCCGGACCAAGTTCGGCAACAAGGATCTCGACAAGCTGCCGGAGGTACGGCGCTGGTGCGAGCGGGCTGGCGATCGGTTGCACGCAATCCGCTATGCGCCGCATGCCGCGTTCGCCGTCCAGGCCACCAAGGATTTCCGTCAGCTCGGACGCTATGGCATCGGTCCGCTATGGACCGGCGAAAAGAAGGGCGTCGGTATGTTCTACCGCGCGCTCCATATGGCGGAATGCTACATCGATGAGGATTTCTCGGGGCAGGTCGACACCGTCCATCGCCGCTACACGCTGACCGCGCGGCAATGCCGGCAGGAGTTTGGCCAGGACGCGCTGACGACCAAGATGCGCGAAGCGATCGAGGCTAAGAAGCTCGATAGCGAATTCGAGATCCTGCACATCGTGTGCCCCAACGTCGACATCGAGCCCGGCCGGTTCGACTGGCGCGGCAAGCGCATCGCGTCGTCCCATGTCGCGATCGACGAAAAGGTGTTCCTGCGTCGCGCCGGCTTCAATTCGATGCCGATCAGCGTGTCGCGGCACATGTCCGAGGCGGGCGAGCTGTATGGCTGGTCGCCGGCGATGAAGGTGCTGCCGGCGATCCGGTCGGCAAACGTGATGAAACAGACGATCATGCGGTCGGCGCACAAGATGGTCGATCCGGCGCTCGCGTTCTGGGACGATGACGGCATCACGTCGCTGGTCACGCGCCCGGGCGGGCTCAATCCCGGCCTGGTCGACGAACGCGGCAACCTGATGGTCGCTGCGCTGCCGACGGGATCGAACCTGCCGATCGGGCTGGAAATGATCGAGGGCGAGCGGGCGGACATCCGCACGGGTTTCCTCGAGGACTTTTTCAAGATCCTCACGGACCCATCCGATCGCATGACGGCGACACAGGTATTGGAGATGGTCGGCAAGCAGGGCGTGCTGGTTGCACCCTATGCCGGGCAGTACGAAACAGAAAAACAGAACCCGGTCACGCAACGTGATCTGGATCTGGCGATGGCGGCCGGGCAGGTCGAGCCGTTCCCCGACGTCGTGTTGGAGGCAGGCGCGTATCCGCTAATCGAGTATGAAAACCCGCTGACCCGGATGGCGCGGGCCGAAGAGGCTGCGGGCCTGACGCGCTGGTTCGAGGCGATGACGCCGCTGGCGCAGATCGATAACGGCGCGGTGTTCGATCACATCGATACCGACGCGGCCGCGCCAGGGCTCGCGGACGTGCTTGGCGTGCGGCCTAGCTGGATCGCCACGCCCGAGCAGGTCGCGGCAAAGCGCAAGGCGCGGTCGGATAGCGAAGCGGTCGCAACCGGGGCGGGCCAGCTGGCCGACGTCGCCGGCGCGTACAAGGATATCGCGTCCGCCAACCAGATCACGGAGGCGGCGTAATGGATGCCGTAGCAACTGCTCCCACAAGTGGGAGCAGCATGGGACGGGAAGCGCGTCGGCTGGTGCTGTTTGATCGCGCGAAAGACGCAATGGGCGGGGCTCGCAAGCTGGGCGAGATAGTCGGCGTGGGGCGGCGATCCGTCAATAACAAGCTGAACGCCGAGCGCCGTCTTACCGATTTCGAGCTGAAGCTTACCGCAGACGCGCTCGATGCGCAGGCGCGGTACCTCGACCAGCTGGTCGCGGACATCCGCAAGGTGCTGCCATGAACAACGCACAGCGAAAGGTTTTCCTCGTCTTATCCCGAGATTGGAAAGAGCTGTTGCCGCGGTTGTCGCCGCCCGCCTGGTTGCGCACGATCATCGCGCTGCTGGTGGCGATCGTCGGTCGGCGCTGGGCGTACCGCGTCACCTTCACGGCTGACGATCGCATGTTGCGGATCGCCGCTCATCACGTGCTGGCAGATCTCCGCATGTTCTGTTTCGCGACCGCCGATGGCCGTCGCCCGATTTTCGCATCCGATCCCCTCGTCATGGCGCGCAGGCTTGGCCGGCGCGAGGCGTTCGATCGGATCATCAAGTACCTCAATCTGGACGAGGCGCAGGTCCAGGCAATCATGGAGATAGACGATGGCATTTGAGAACGGTGGCGAAGGCGGCCAGGACTTCGGCGGTGCTGCAGACCTGCTTCCCGCCGGTGGCAGTGGTGGTGGTTCCGGTGGTGGCGATGGCGGCGAGACTGGCGGCAGTGCCGGTGGCGAAGGTGGCCAGGGCGGCGCTGAAGGCGGCGATGGCGGCCAGGGTGGCGGTGCCACGCCCGACTGGTTCGAGAAGGTTTCCGCGAACGCTGGCGAAGGCGAGACGACCTCAAACCGCGACTGGCTCGCGGCAAAAGGCGTGAAAGATATCGACGGCCTGGCGAAGATCGCCCGCGATACCGAACGTGCCTTGCGTGACGGCGGTCGCATCAAGGTTCCTGGCGAGGGCGCCAAGCCCGAGGAACTGTCCGCATTTCACAAGGCGATCGGCGTGCCGGAGGCGGTCGAGGGGTATGAGGTGAAAGGCCCCGAAGGCGTGCCGTTGAACGATGCGCTGATCGGGTCGCTGCGGGAAAGCGCGTTGAAGTACGGCACGCCGAAGGCTGCGTTCGAAGGATTGGTGGGCGATTTCATCAAGGCGCAGATGGATGAGGCCGCGGTCGAGACGAAGCGCCAGGACGATCTCGCGTCCGGGTGGCTGAAGGAACAAGGCGGTAAGGCCGACGAGCAGCTGGCGCACATCAACACGGCAGCCCGATCGCTCGGCTTCACCAAGGCTGATATGTCGGGCCTACGCGCCGGGCTGGGCGCCGATCGCGCGCTTGGGCTGTTGGCAAAGCTTGGCGCTGGCATGGCGGAAGACGTGCTGATCACCGGAGGTAGCAACCGGTTCGGCGTGTCCGGCGCGGAGGCACAGGTGGAACTCGATCGGCTCAAGAGCGACGATGATTTCCAGAAGAAGAACGTGCCTGGATCGCCCGAGCGCACCCGCTGGGACCGTCTCAACAAGCAGGCCGCTGAGTATGCTGCAGCAAAAGATGCGGGCTAATATTGATTGCCAGTTGACGCGCGAATCGGCGTGTGAAATTTAGAGGGCTCCGGCACCGGGGGGAGCCGCTTAAATCCCCCCAAAATTTAGTGCCCGCCTAGCCTCGTCGCCCGGGTCCCCCTGCTGGAATGCAGCGCCGATCGCGGGCGTTAAACGATAGAGGGGCCGGACGGTATCGTCCCTTAGCCAATCGAAATCGGATCAAACCTTTTTCGTGAGGCTGCGAGATGGCAGACGTCAACACTACCGCAAATTATGAGTTCAAGAACAACCTGGAACTGAAGCTTCAGCAGAAGACTTCGGTGCTCTGGGATACGACCGAAGAGCAGGATTGCACCGGTTCCGAGAAGGAAACGGTCAAGGATCTTCTTGGCGAGGCGACCCCGCAGGAAGCGGACGAGCGCTACGGTGATCTGAAGCGTACGCCGGTCGACCATGATCGCGTCTGGATCGTCAAGCCGAATGAACTCTACTTCAACGAGTATGTCGACGGCGCCGATCAGCTCGCGACCAAGATCGCGCTTGAGGGCGGTTACACGATGGCCGCTATGGCGACCATTCACCGCTCCTGGGACAGCCAGATCCTCGCCGGCATGTACGGCACCATGCTGACCGGCAAGGATGGCACGATCACCACGCCGCTCGCAGGCGGTGTCACCGTCCCGGTCACGGTCGGCGGTGCGGCCGGCCCGCAGCGCATGAACGTTGCCAAGGTTCGTGCAGCCAAGGTGATGCTCGGCCAGGCGTTCAACGATCCGTCGGACAAGCGCTACATGGCGCTCAGCGAGGTCCAGCGCGACGACCTGCTGAACGAAGTTCAGGCGACGTCGGGCGACTACTCGAAGGCGTTCGGCATCCGCCTGGACGCCGACGGCAACCTGATCGGGATCCTCGGCTTCAACCTCGTCAACATCGAGCTGCGCAACCCGAGCCTTCAGGTGGTGCAGCGCGGCCTGACGGTCACTGCGCAGGGCTACACCCGCAACCCGTTCTGGGTGAAGTCGGGCGTGCGCAAGGGCGTGTGGCGCAAAATCCGCACCGCGATCAAAGACCAGCCGTCCAAGGTCGACACCCGTAGCGTGTTCGCCGGCACTACCGTCGCCGCAACGCGCACCCAGGCCGGCAAGGTCGGCATCATCGAAAACAGCGAGGCTTGATCCATGGACCTGTACGCACTCGAATTCGTAGGCGGTCCCGACGGGACCGTACAGCCGCCCAAGAAGCTGGACGGCCGCGTCGTCAGCGCCAAGAAGCGCCGCACCCGCGCCGTCAAGCCGACGATCATCCTGAATATCGGCGATCGGCTGTACATCGGCAAACTGCCGCAGGACGGTCTCCTTCAGCAGCTGTCCGGCAATTTCGACACCTCGCTCGGTGCGACGACGCTGTCGATCGGCACGACCACGACGCCGGCGAAGTACGCCAACGCGGTCACGCTGACGGACGTCAACAAGCCGGTGGCGATCGGGCCGCGTAGCGCAGCCGCGGTGCTGGCGCCGACGACGGTCGATGAGAATTTGTGGGTCACGATTGGCGGTGCGGCGATCCCCGCGGCCGTCGTCGGTGCCTTCTATATGGAATACACGATCGCGACCTAACGCGCACTCGTGGACGATCTCGGACCGGACCTTGCGGGGGCGCAGGGTCCGACCGAAGCCGGGCGGCGCCGTCATCGCCGTCCGGCACCCTTTTTGGAGAATGCCCATGGCGCAGGTCAAACTCACGGTCGCTCGCGGCAAGCCGCAGATCAAGGATATCGCGCTGAGCGCCGGCACGGCGATCGCCGGATCCGATGCGATGGAACTCAACATCGATTTCACCAAGATGGCCAAAGGCGACGCCCTGGTCATGCTCGACGGGCTACGCGACAAGATCTTCGCGACCCCCTGGCCGATGGTCTGAGCGCGTAGGTGGCGGACTTCGTCACCATCGCCAACCTGGCGGCCTCGGCACTTGGCGAGGACGATCAGCTACGGTCGCCTGACGATAACACCCATCTTTCACGGTCCGTGCTGGCGGTGTGGAACGTCGAGCGGCGAGCCGCGCTTCGCGATCATAGCTGGAATTTCGCCATGCGGCGCCAGGCGCTGCCTGCATCGGCCGATCAGGACGCAAGCCCTTACGGGTTTGCCTACCGCATACCGGCATCAAGCGTGCGCCTTATCGAGGTGCTCGGCTATCGTCGCGGTGATTACCAGCTCGAAGGCCCGTTCATCCTCGCCGATGCGGCAGCGCCGCTCCGGATCCGCTTTATCGCCGACGTCGTCGAGCCAGCCGAGTGGGATGACATGTTCGCCAAGGCGTTTGCGATGCGCGTCGCCTGGCAGATCGCCGACCGCATCACCGGCGATACCGGCCGTGTGCAGCTCGCCGAGCGAAAGTACCGTGACGCCCTGTCCGAAGCCAAGCGCGTAGATGCGCGCGAGAACCCGCAGGTGCCTTCTGTACCGACTGGATGGGAGATGGCGCGCACGGGCGGTGGTGAGATCGTCGATCGCAAGGGGCTTGTTTGGCCATGAGCCTGCAGCGTCCGATCGCCACCAGCTTCAATGGCGGCGAGCTATCACCACGCATGGGTGGTCGCGTCGACACCGCGGTGTACGGCGTCGGCGTCGATCAGGCCCAGAACTTTGTGCCCACCGTCGAGGGTGCGATCGTCAAGCGCCCCGGTTTCGAGTATATCCGTGAGGCAGCCGCTACTGCCAGCTGGCTGACACAGTTCCGGTTCAACCTGACGCAAGACTATGTGATCGAGTGGAGCAACGGAAAGCTTCGTTTTTACACGAACGATGTCCGGATCGAGACTGCGCCGGGTGTGCCGTACGAAGTGGCGGTGCCCTACACTGCAGCGGAAGCGCCATTCGTCTCGTTCCAGCAAAGTTTTGATCGACTGTATCTCGATCATCCGAGCTATCCACCTGCGCGGCTGACCCGGACATCGGCAACGACATTCGTTTACGAGGTCCTGCCATTTGCCAACGGTCCCTTCGCCGATCGCAATACGGATGTTGGCGTCACCGTCACTGTGAGCGGAACGACGGGCGCGGTGAACATAACTGCGACGTCGGCAATATTCCTGCCCGGGCACGCCGGCGCACCGTTCCGCATCGAGGCGCTGGATTTCTCGACGATCCCGGCGTGGGAAGCGCAGATGAAGGTCGTCGTCGGCGATGTGCGTCGGTCCGAGGGCAAGGCCTATACCGCGCTGACCGCCGGCACGACGGGAACCGTCCAGCCGATACATACCGCCGGCGCCGAGTGGGACGGCTCCAACACGAAGGACGCGAACGACAAAGGGCCGTTCGGCGTGCAGTGGGCGTATCGTCATGACCAGTTCGGCATGCTGCGTATCGATGCGGTAACGTCGCCGACGACCGCAGCCGCAACCGTCACGCGGGCGTTGCCCGATAGCGTCACGAGCGTTCCGACCTGGCGCTGGGCCCATGGCGCGTTTTCCGCCGCTGCCGGCTGGCCGTCCGTCGTCATCGCCTGGGCGGGCCGGCTGTGCCACTTCAAGAACTTCGAGCTGCTGGCGTCTGTTGCCGGCGATTACCTGAACCATGCAGCCTATACCGCCAGCGGCATCACGCCGGCGGACCTGGCGTTTCGGCGGACCTTGTCGACCGAGGATCCCGTGTTGTGGGCCATGGGCGATCGCAAGCTGATCGTGGGTACCGCCAGCCGCGAGATCGCGATCGGCGCGATCAACGCCGCGTCGGCCGTCGCCGGCGACAACATCGAGGCGGTGCCGCAAAGCTTCTACGGCAGCGAGCGGGTGTTCCCCGCCCAGATCGCAACGACCGGCGTGTTCGTCCAGCGCGGCGGGCGCAAGCTGCGCCAGGCCGAATATGATTTCGCCCGCGATCGCTATGCGGCAGCCAACATGACCGTGTGGTGCCGCCACATCACGAAGAGCGGCATCCAGCAATTGACGTTCCAAAAGGAACCTGAAGAGCTGTTGATCGGGGTTCGCGGCGACGGCCAGATGATCGTCCATCCGCATGCGCCCGAGCAGGACATCAAGGGCTTTGCCCGCATGCTGCATGGTGGCGGCCGCGTGCTGTCGGCTGTGTGCTGCGCAAGCGCGAGCGGCGACCAGGACGCGCTGTGGGTGCTCGTCGAGCGTCTGGACGGCGCGCGCAGCGTCGAGCGCATGGCAACGTGGCATGACGACGAGGATCCGATCGAGGACGCGTTCTACGTCGACAGCGGTACGACAGTGATGGCGGCAGCCGGGCAAACGCATTTCACCGGCGCAACGCAGCTGGCAGGCCGCGCCGTCGCGATCCTTGCGGCAGGCGGCGTCGTCACCGGGGTGACGGTCGCGGCGGACGGCAGCTTTTCTGTGCCGGAGTCGGTAGTCCCGGCAGAGCGCGCGTACCGCCTCACGGTTGGCCTGCCCTACCTCGCGCGCGTCGTGACCCTGCGGCCTGAACTTCGCGGCAACGGCGAGACGTCGCAGGGCAAGCGCCAGCGCCTGGTGAAGATGGTGCTGCGCCTGATAGCGACGACGGGGATCAAGATCGGCGCGAAAGGCGGAACCCTCGATAACCTGGTCGACCGCGCCAGCGACGAATTCATGGACGCGCCAGTGCCCCTGTTCACCGGCGACAGCGAGCGATCGGTAAGCGGTGGATGGGATCGTAACGGTCAGGCCGTATTCGAAAGCGACGGGCCGCTGCCGGCGACTATCGTCGCGGCCATGCCGACGCTCGCGGTGACGTCGTGACCGTGCAGATTGCAGCGATGCTTCCCGCCGACATGATCGAGATCCAGCGCCAGGCGTCGCAGCTCGTGCAGCTGGGGATCGAGCGCGAAGTCACGATTGAGGAAGCCGAGGCGATCGCCGATGGACCGGGCGAAGCGTGGACCGCGCGGCATCAAGGGCGGATCGTCGCATGTCTGGGCCTGCGCGAGACGTTCCCCGATCGGCAGGCGGTCGCGTGGGCGGTGCTGGCAGAGGGTGTCGGCGCCGCGCACTTCGCGATCACGCGGTTCGCCCGTGCGCGGATCTCGGCCAGCCATCTCGGCCGGATCGAGGCGATCGTTCGCCAGGCCGTGCCGGCGGAAGGTGCCTGGGCGAGCCTGGTAGGATTGGCGCCGGCGCATGTGCTGCGGTGCTTTGGAGCGATGGGCGAAACGCATATCCTGTGCGAGCGCATCCGGGAGGTGCGATAGTGGCTGAAGGTATGCAGGCGGCCGGCCAGGTCATAGGCGGCGTCGGGCAGTACGAGGCCGGCAAGTACAACGCGAAGGTCGCCAATACGCAGGCGATCGAACTGGAACGCGCCGGCGCGTCCGAGGAAGAGCGCGTGCGCGAGGCGGCGCGGATGCAGATGGGGCAGCAGATCGCGGCGCAGGCCGGCGGTGGCTTCCAGATCGGCACGGGATCCGCGCTCGACGCACTGACGCAAAGCCAGGTGAACGCCGCGCTCGACGCGCTAACGATCCGGCGCGAGGCGGCTGGCCGTGCGCGTGCGCAGCGGATCTCGGGCGCGATCGCGAAGTCGCAGGGTGAGAACGCGCTGGTTAGCGGCATGCTTGGCGCGGCAACGACGATCGCCAACACCAACGCGGACTGGGCTGCAGCGCGACAGGGTACGACGGCGAGAGGCGGCCACTGATGCCACAGGAGCAGGGTTACGAGCGCCGTGTAGGGTCTGTTACCCCGGCCGCCCTTCCGCAGGCCTCAGCGGCCGCCTTCGGCGCGGGTATCGGACAAAGCGTTTCCGAAATGGGAGACGTGCTGCACCGGCGCGACGTTCAAAAGTACCAGATCGAGCGCCAACAGACTGCCGATAGCGAGTCTGCCGACGCCGCACTTAAATTGGCAGATGTGCGTCAGCGCCTCGATGCGGCACGTGACCAGGCCCGCGCAGCGCCCGACGCCGGCGCGGCAGGGCATGTCGCGGCGATGGAAGCGGCGTTCGATCGGGAAGTGTCGGGGATCACGGACGGCATCACCGAAGACCGCGTGCGCCGAAACCTTTCGACCCAGATCGCCGACTATCGATCGAATTTTGTCAGCGGTGAGAACACCTGGAAAACGGTGTACGCTGCGAAGACCAGTGTCACCAACCTTGGCGTCTTGAACGAGAAGGCGTCGGCGCGCGTCTTCATGAGCAGCGATCCCAACGTCTACGGGCAAGAGAGCACTGCCTGGGATGATGCTGTCGATACGCGATCCGACATAGGCGCGGACCAAAAAGAGGCCGTTCGTCGAGATGGTCATGCGGCGTTGGCCATCGCCTATGCGGGTCGGCGAGAACGGGACGATCCGAAAGGCCTGATTTCTGACATTGACGGTGGATCGTTCAACGACGTCCTTGACGCAAAGCAACTCGATCGCCTTCGTGCTGGTGCCGAGGCGCAGGTCCGGATGGTCGAAGCGCAGCAGAAAGCACTCGCGGCCGCACAGGTGACAGCGACGCGCGAGCAGCTTGCGACCAAGCGTGCAGAACTCGATACCGGCGCGGGCAAACCGCAGGATTGGGCGACGCTCGCGCAGCAGTATGAGGCGATCGGCGACACGTCCGCGGCTGTCACCGCTCGTGCAGCAGGCGAGGCGAAGATGGCAGCGCTTACCCATCAGGGCGATGGAATGGATGCGCTTGATAGCCAGATTTCGACACTTACCGCGAAGCAGGGGCGCGGCGGTCTGTCGACCGCCGAGGCGGCGACGCTTACGGGGATAACGGCGCTTCGTAGCCAGAAAGCCCAACGACTGGGACAGCCAGGTGGCGCCTTGCTCGATATGGAGTTCATGACTGGCCGGCCGATCGCGCCGCTCGATCCGGCGGATCCTGCATCGGTTCGGCTTCGCGGGCAGCAGGCGGCGCAGGCTGCGCAGTTGGCGGGGCGGCCGAACGCGATCGAGCCGTTCAAGCCGACCGAACTGCCGGCGATGAAGGACCTGATGGAGAACGGCGCCGGCGGGCGCATCCAGGTGCTGCAGACGCTGGCCGCGTTCGGCGATGCGCGCGTGATCGATGGCGCAGCGCGACAGGTGTCGGGCAGCGGCGACGGCGCGTTCCGGGTCGCGTCGCGCATGTTGACCTATCCGGCCGGGCAAGCAGTAGCGACAGCGATCGTTCGCGGCGACGAGCTGCGCGGCAAACAGCCCTGGCCGGAGAAGGCTCAACGTCAGGCGCGGGCGGATTTCATGAAATATTATGGGGGCGCCATGCGTGGCGGCGACCTCCCACCGGGATTCGTCAACGATCTGTTCGATGGTGCGATGGGGTTCTACGCGAGCCGCGCGAACGGTGGCGCGTATGATGCCGGCCGGTTTGCTGAAGCGACCGAGGCGGTGCTGGGGCGGAACGGCGGGCGCGGTGGTGTTGCGCGTGTGCCCGGGCAGGGCATCGTCATCGCCCCGCCAACGATGTCGCCGGAAGCCATGATGACGCGCTTCGCGCGGGCTAAGGGGGAAGACTATCAGGCGGCAGCCGGGGGTAGAGCGCCTGTCTATTCGGATGGCTCACACCTGACACGCGGCGCGCTGCGAACGATGTTGCCGACCATGCTTGCCGATGGCCGCTATGGCTTTCGTGGCGCGAACGGCGCGTTGTTGCATGACGATCGCGGCGGGATCTACGCCGTCGACCTGCACCGCCTGCCCGCGCGATGACCGACCAGCGTAGCGGTCCGCTAGCGACCTACCTGCCAACGCCTAGCCCGCAAGGGCCTGGCGTCCCGAAGCCGATCGAGCGGCCGACGCTGGGCCAAGTGTACGACGCGGCAACGACGACGTCACGCGCCGACCTGCCCAGTGCGGAGCGCGATCGACTGTACGAGGCGTACAAGCCGATCGTCGATGAACTCAACCAGGGACGATCGTGGTTTCGCCGCTATCACAACCCCGGCGCTGGCGGCGCAAACTTCGAGACGTACCTGTTCAACGACGACGGCAATCCCGTGGCGTCTGCACCTGGTGCTGAAGCGCAGGAAGAGCATCTGTGGCGGGCGATCGACACGGCGCGGCAGGCCAATCCCAAGGCCTTCCCGGGTGTGCCGGCGACGCGCGACGATTTTCACACGCAGATCCTGAACAATGCCAAGGCGAAACTGCGTGGCGCGCGCGAGACGATTGGCCGGAACGATAGCTGGGCCGGCACCGGCGCCGAGATTGCCGCGGGCGTCGCGACTAGCTTTCGAGATCCGGTCAACATCGCCGCGATGCCGATCGGCGGTGTCGGGCGCAGCGTCGCTACGCGGATCGTGACGTCGGCGCTGGCGAACATGGCGGTCGAGGCTATCGAGCAGCCGATCGTCGCCAACCAGCGCGAGAAGCTGGGCGAGACGCTGACCGGTCGGGAAGCGGCGATCAACATCGGCGTGGCGGGCCTTTTCGGTGGTGGGCTGCAGGGCGTCGGTGAAGTCGCCGCGCCGGTACTGTCTGGCGCGATCGGTCGCGGCCGGGCGCTGGCGGCCGACGCGCGCGCCAAGATTGGCTGGGAGAACATGACACCGCCCGAGAAGGTGGCGGTGCTGTCGCTGGAGCGTGATGCAGACATCGCGGCGACCAGTCCTTTCAAGCCGGGTGCCGGCACCGATGCCCATGTCAACCGGATCGAGAAGACCGTCGCTGGGCTGAAGGCGGGCGAAGGCGTTCCCCCGCCGGCGCCGGCGCGGTCGTTCAATTTTCAGACCTATGCCAATCGCACCGGCGTCGCGGAGAATGGCGGCAAGTGGCAGGGCGGCACGGCGACCTCGTCCGCGTACGGCATGTACCAGATCACGCGGGACACGTGGCTGCGATTTGCCGAGAAGGCGAGGATCAAGGGCGTCGACGATGCCGCCACCTGGGACAAGCGGACGAACCCGGCCGCGCAGGAGGCGGTGTTTACGGCGATCACGAACGAAAACCGGGCAGCGTTGGCGCGTGCCGGTGCGCCGGAAACTTACGGCAATCTGTACCTGATGCACTTCGCCGGCAGCGGCGCCGGCGCGAAGATCCTGAAGGCCGCACCTGGTACGCCGATCGAGCGCGTGCTGTCCGAGCGCGCGATCGCCGCGAACAAGTTCCTGCGGGGCAAGTCGACCGACGACGTCATCGCCTGGGCGCACGCCAAAATGGGCGAGACGCCAAGCGAAGGGCCGGTGTTATCGCGCAGCGGTTTCGACGAGCACGACGCCGGCGACGCGGAGTGGCGGAACGCCCAGGCGGAAGTCGAGGCGGCCGAGCGCCAGATCTCCGAGGCGAACGCGGCCGATGTCGACGACGCCATGCCGCGATCGGTGGATGACGACGTGCCGTTCGATCTGGACGATCCTCGCAGCACCCGAGGCGGGCCGCAGCGCGATCCGTTCGCCGACCTGCCTGACGACATGGTCGACGCGACACCGGTCCGCATTGATGCAGCGATGGACGCCGAGCCGGTGCGGCCGACCCTGTCGCAAGTCGAAGCGCAGGATCTCGAAACGCGAGGGTTGGGACCCGCGTCCGAACTGTCGTTCGTGAGTAAGGAAGGCCCGCCGGGCGTGTCGTTCGTCAATGAGGACGGCAATTACGCGACCGCAGTCTACCGCAACCAGAACGGCGCGGCACGTGGAATTGTCCGGATGCCGATCAGCGATGAAGCGCGCGAGATCGGCAACGAAGTCAGCAGCTATGTCGCGCCCGAGCTGCGCCGCCAGGGCATCGCGACCCAGCTGTACGATAGCATCCGCGAAAACGGTTTCGACGTCGATCGCCTTAGCGGCACCGCAGACCTGACCCCCGATGGTGCCGCGTTCGTTAATGCCCGTCGCGCACGGCCGGCTGATGCGCCGACGCCGTCGACCGTCCCCAAGCGGTATCAAGATTGGCAGTCACCGAACGACGAGCTCGAAACGCACTGGCGCTACCAGGCGGAAACGCCGGAAGGTGCGCAGCCGGTATGGGCAATGCGGGATGCCGATGGCGCGATCGTCAAATGGGCGCCGGCCGAGCGAACGATACGGCGCGAGCTGGACCGCGAATTCTTCCCCGAGAATTTTACTGTCGAGCAGGTGTCGCCGACCACGCGTGCGCCGGATGTGGAGCCGGCGCCGACGGCAATCGCCGGGTTCGATCATCCGGACGATGTCGCCGCGACGCGACAGATCGATAGCATGGTCCACGATCTGAAGATGCTCGTCGACCAAGCGCCGGACATGCGCGTGCGTGTCGGTGATGACGGCGAGGATCATCCGCTGGCGGACGTGCTCGCCGATCTGGACGGCGACGAGGCCGCGATCGAGGCCGCGCGGCGGTGTATGTGACGAAGGATAGATCATGTCGCTAGGTGCCTGCATTCCCGACATGCTGAAGCGGGGCGAGATCGATCCCACACGGGCGGCGCGCATGAAGACGTTGTTCGAGGAACTCGAACGCCAGTACCGCACCCGGATGTCGCCGGCAGCGGCCGCGGCCGAGGCCAGCGAAAAGACGCTGACCAAACTCGTCTACGAGGCTCGGCTGAAGAAGCGGCAGACGTTGCTGCAGGTAACGGCCCAGCACCGGATCTTGCGCGACATGGAAGGCTTCGCGGGCGGTGGTCACGACAAATATCGTTCGGCCGCGGCCGCGGTGTTCGATCGCGACTGGAAGGGGCGAGCCCAGTATAGCAGCATCGAGGGACGCCGGCGCGCGATCGTCGGCCAGGCGCATGCGATGATGGTCGACGTGCTCGAGCGTCACAAACGCAACTTCGTCACCGGTGGCGAGCGCAACAAGGCGGACCTGGTCGACCTCGAACGCGAGGCGTTCGGCGAGGACAGCGGCAATGCGGCCGCCAAGGAACTCGCTGCGGCGTGGGACGAAACGGCCGAGTGGCTACGCCAGCGCGCGAACGCGGCCGGCGCCGATATTGGCAAGCTCGACAAATGGGGCTTTCCCCAGCGCCACAATTCGCAGGCGATCCGCGAGGCGGCCGATGCCAGCCCGGAATATCGCGCGCTTGATGCGGAGCTGAAGCTGGCGCGCAGCGAGGGGCGCAAGGGCGACGCAACGCGGATCGGCGAACGGATGGTCGACATGGCGTCGCAGACCTGGCGCGACTTCATCACGCCGCGCTTGGACCGGTCACGCATGATCGACAAGACCACGGGCGAGGCATTCACTCCCGAGGCGCTAGACACAGCCCTGGACGGCGTCTTCCGGACGATCCGCACCGACGGCTGGGAAGGTCGCGCCCTGGGCGCAATGGGCGGCAGCAAGCTCGCTAGCAGCCTGAGCGAAGAACGCTTCCTCATCTTCAAGGATGCGGCCGGATGGACCGACTATAACGAACGCTTCGGCGCAGGAAATTCGTTCGAGGCTATGAACGGTCATATCGAACGAATGGCGCGCGACGTCGCGCATATGGAGTTGTTGGGCCCAAGCCCGGCCGCGCAGGTCAAGTGGATGAACGACCTAATCGAGAGCAAGCGGCAGCTGACCCCGGACAGCAAGGCAACCGGGCAGAAAGCGGACGGTCTGTTGGTGTCGATCGACAACCTGTTCGCGACGACGTCAGGCGCTCTGTCGGCACCGGTCGATCCGAAATTCGCCAAGCGCATCGGATCCGCGCGCAACCTGCTCGTCTCCGCCCAGCTCGGCAGCGCCGTGGTGACGGCCGTGCCGACCGACATCGCGTTTTCGACACTCGCTCGGATATATCGCGGGTTGCCGATCATGCGCGGCGCGTTCGAGTTCGCCCAGCTGCTGAAGTCGGGCGATCGTCACGACGCGATCGCGTCCGGCCTGATCGCCGAGGAAGCCAGCCGGTCGCTGCAATCCGGCAACAGGTTCGTCAATGACGAACAGATCGGCGCGAAATCCGGATGGCTGGCGGAGCGCGTCATGAACCTGTCGCTGATCGCGCCCTGGACGCAGAACGCACGGTGGACGTTCGGGCGGGGCATGCAGGCCGAGCTGGGCAAGCAAGCCGCCCGACCGCTGGACCAGGTGCCGGCGCGCTTCCAGCGGATGCTCCGCGAGTATGGCTTCAGCAACGGTGAGTGGGAGCAGGTCCGCAAGACGCCGCTGTCCAATGGCGTGTTCCTGGAACCGATGCAGATCGAGAACCGCGGCTTGCGGGATCGCATGCTCGAAATGATCCTGATGGAGACCGACGGCGCGATCCCGGCCACTACCGTGACGGGGCGTGCGGCGCTGTCGTTCGGCCAGCGACCGGGCTCTGCAGGCGGCGAGTTCCTGCGCAGCATCGGGCAGTACAAGTCGTTCGGCGTCAGCCTGATCCAGATGCAGGCGGGGCGCATCATGGCGGAGAAGGGGGCAGGTAATAAGCTCCTGTACCTGGCGGGCCTCAGCGCGTTGGGCACGGCGGGCGGACTGATCGCCAACTGGGCCCGCGACATCCGCAGCGGGAACGATCCCCAGCCGCTCGATGAGGCCTCGATCGGCAAGGCGTTCCTGACGGGTGTCGGTTTCGGCGTGTTCGGCGACTACCTGACGGCGGTGACCAGCGATCGCGCCGGCGCCTGGCCCGCGGCGGTCGCCGGGCCGCTCGTTGGTGCGACCGGTGAGTTCGGCGAGGTCGCGGTCGGATCCGCGATCGAGACCTACAAATGGGCCAAGGATCCCGACGAGGACGATGACGGCACGTCGAAGACATGGAACGAGCAGACCCATGCCGGCCGCAAAGCCGTGCGCCTGGTCAAGCGGTACGCACCTGGTACGAACATCTGGTATGCTCGCAAAGCCGCCGAGGTGATGTTGTGGGACCAGCTGCAGTACCTGTTCGATGACAACGCCCAGCAATCGTTCGACCAGGCGTCGCGCAATCGTGAGCGCGATGGGCGTGCCGATTGGTGGCAGCCGGGCCAGATGGCTCCCGGCCGGGCCCCGAACCTCGACCTCACGCGTGATCGAGATCCGAATAAGGAATAGCTTGGCGGTGAATCGTCGCCCTGATAGATAGCAGCTTCCCGGTGATGACGGCACCGGACCTACGCCCCCGAATACCAAAGCCCTGGGGGGTAGTGAATGACCGTTGCCGCGCTTCCTGCCGTTGCTGAATATGCCGAGGATGGCGTTTCGCTGTCCTTCCCGGCACCGTTCCGCTTCAAGGCAGCAGCCGACCTGGTCGTCGAGCGGATCATCAACGGCGTTACGATCCCGCTGGCACTTGGCGCTGATTACACGGTGGCGGGCGGCGCGACCGACGCGGGCGGTACAGTCACCCGCACCGCGGCGACGAACGGTGCGTTGTTGCAGATCCGGCGATCGACGCCGCGAACGCAGCCGATGGTCTATACGACCGGCGATCGTTTCCCGGCTGCCAGCCATGAAGGCGCGCTCGATCGGCAGATGCTGATCTCGCAGGAGCAGGACGCGACGATCGCCGACATCGGCCGTCGGGCCATTCGGGTTCCGCCCGGGGAGATCGCTCCCGTGCTACCGCCCGCCAGCGCGCGCACCGGCGTGAAGATCATGGGGTTCAATCCGCTGACCGGCGCGCCGGAAGTGCAGGACGGCTCCGACTTCGAAGGCGATACTGGCGCTCCCGGCCGGGACGCCTCGGTGTTGGCGCGCACGTCGTTGCCGCTGATCGCGACGGCCGGCCAGACGACGTTCCTTGCCGGCTTCACGTTCGATCCGGTCAACGTTTATGTGAGCGTCAACGGCCTCGACATCACGGGTGCCGATTTCACGGTGACGCCGGCGAACGATGGCGTCGTGTTCGCCTCGGGCCTGGTGGCGGGCAACGTGGTCGAGATCCGGTCCTTCGTGCCCGGCAACAATCGCGCGGCGGACCTGGTTGTTTCGGTCAAGGACGTCGACTTCGCGGGCGGCGCGCGAGGCGACAACCAGCACGATGACACGGCCGCGATACAGGCGGCGATCGACTATGTCAGCGCGCGGGGTGGCGGCATCGTCGACTTGCCACCCGGCACCTACAAGGTTTCGACCCGGCTTCGCTCCGACATGTTCCAGCTTTTCTGCCTGGTCATGCCTAGCAACATATGGCTGCGCGGACACGGGAAGACAGTCAGCATCATCCGGCTGAACGACGACGACCAAATCGCGGGTGTTGGCGCGGCGATCCGCATCATCGCGCAGGAGCCGGGAGCGGTAAACGGGATCACGCTGACCGGGCTCGCGGTGGACGGCAACTACCAGAACCAGCCCAAGCTCCAGAACCAGGGCGGGAACGGCGGCAATATCTTCTTCGGCTACTTTGATGGCGGCGTTCCGAACAACGTCACGATCGAGGACTGCGCGTCCTACAATGCCTACGGGCAGGGCATCCAGATGGTGGGACAGCCTGAAAGCCAAGCCGCAAATATCTTCATTCGCAATAACGACATCTACCAATGCTCGTTCATCGGCGTTCAGGTGTCGCAGTTCGTCAACATCGACATCAGTCACAACAAGATCACGTATTGCGGTGACAATGGCATCGATATCTACGGGTTCAACAATAGCTTCTCCGCGCCAGCTATCCGTTCCGGCGGTTTCATCATCGCCAACAATCGCATCGTCAATTGCGGCGGTGCGGGCGTGTTTCCCGAGTCCGTCGCGAACGGGATTGTCGATAGCAATTCCGTCGAGGGCTGCAACCAGGGCGTGCATGTCAACCTGATCGGCGGTGAGATCAAGGGCATCAAGATCACCAACAATGAGGCGATCAACTGCGGCTCCGGCTATGCCGTGACCGGCCCGATGAACGTCGAGTTTCGGTACAACTATGCCTCGGGTTTTACGGTCGCGGGCCTGATCTGTGGCGGCTCGGGTGGCGAGGCGAGCTACATCAAATATTCCGGCTTCACCTTCCTGCCGGCCAACAAGAACCTGCCGCTGGTGCTGGTCGTGCCTGGAACGAACGGTTTCAACTTCGTCGACCCCGGCACCGAAAACTTCCTGATCGAGGCAAACACCAACGATCCGACGCCGGCGAGCTCGTACTTCGTCAACTACTCGGCCGTGACGGTCGGCAGTCCAGCGCCGACGTTTCGCAGCGCAACCAACCCGGGTGCGACCTCCGGTATGCGCCTGCCGCAGCCCCGCATCGAGGGCCGCATGACGTGGGCCGCGCCCCCGTCTTTCGCCGACAATGCAACCGCTGTCGCGGCGCTCGGAGCCGGCTCGATCTACGTCGACAGCACCACCTTCGTTCTGACGCTTACGCACTGAGGATCTGAATATGGCATCCGCTCCTCCTGTTATCGCGCTCGGCTTTCCGCAGCGTCTCGCAAATTACGTCATTGGTGGCGGTGCGGAGGTGAACTCCTACGCGCTCGGCTATCAGCAGGCGGGGCGGTTCGGGCCTGACGGTTCGCCCGAGTCCACTGACGCGCAGAAGGCCGCTTACCGCGCCGGCTTACGAGACAGGCAACTGGATAACTCTGCCGTTCTGGTGCTCGGGCTGTGAGTGTGCCGCTGGAGTTTGCCAAGCGTTTGGCGGAGTTTCTTAATGGTGGCGGCCTCGATGGTCGCGGCATCGCGAGCATCGCCGTGAATGGTGATGGTGACCTCATCATCAACTACACCGATGGCACGACGCAGAATGCCGGGCAGGTCGGTGGCGATGGATCCTACAACCTTGCGGCCGATGCGCTGTTCCAGGACACGAGGAACGACGGCAAGGGCGCGCGCGAGACGCTGGAGGGGCTGTTTGGCGTCAAGGTCGGCATGCCGGCCAATGATGATCCCAACCGCATTTTCGTCTCCGGCGCAGCAGCTCCGGCCGATCACGCGTACTTCGATATCCTGATCGCTTCCACCAACACTGGCGGCGTCTCGATGGTCTACGGTGGGCAAGACCTACCGATGACGAACAACCCCGGCACCGGCACCCCGATGAGCCCGGGGCAGCTGGTCGCGGGCAAGATCGCCACGATCGAAATCAGCTATGGCGGGCTCGTCTTCATCTGGCACGGCAACCGCGACCCCGTACTGCAGGCGGAAATCCCCGACGCGCCGAACCCGGTGGGCGGACGCGACGCCGACCTGATCATGAACCCGTGGGGCAACATCACCTTTCCGGGTGGCGTGCGCGCTGTGGGGACGATCAACAAGTCGGTGCTCGTCGCCGGTAGCTCGAACGCCAACGCGGATTACGTCGCGGCGGGCGCTGTCCCGTCACAGGTGGCGGTCGACGCCTTGAATGCCCTGAGCGTGGGCAACGGCATCAACTACGTGGCGGAGAACCTGTCCGCGCCCGGTGCTCCGACCAGCGCGGCAGGCGGGCAGCTTGCCGGCTCCGCTTCCCTCATGGCTGGGACGGCCAAGTGGGTGTTCCTGTTCTTCTGGATGAACGAGTGCCGGACCATTTTCTACAACGACTATGGCGGCTTCCCGGCGCAGATCGGCGCGGCACGGAACATCATCGGGTACATTCGCGATCATGGCGCAGAGCCGGTGCTGGTGGCTGGCTTCCATCCCGATCCCCGCGCGTCCGACACGGCGCTGGATCCGTTCTACTTCACCGGCAGCGGGCGCGACATGGCGTTCCCGGCCTTCAAGGCCAATCCTGTCGACCCGGTCAATGACATGGTTCCGTCCGCATCGACCACGATCACGACGGCGACAGCGTTCACCGAGCTGCGCGACTGGACTGGTAGCGGCATCCTCCGCACCGGGTACACGCGCGCAGGGCACTGGAACCGCTCGATCCGCGAGCTTGGTAACGAGCTGGATTGCGACGTGCTCGATGTGGAGTTCGCCTCCTTCCGTAACACTATCGAGACGGTGCCGGATCTCAGTGCAGGGCTCAACACGTGGTACAATCAGGCCAACCCGCTGCACCCGCTCAAGGCGAAATATGACGCCAGCGTGACGCCACTGCTCCAGCAATGGGCGCGCGCGAAGATCGAGGGTCGCGAGGACATCCGACTGTTCCGTGGGCTGGCGTCCGATTGGTGCACATGACCATCGCCGCAACCGCCACGCGGGGCCTGTAACCATGTCGGGACCATCCTTCGCCGGAAGCGAGACCGCAGATCTACGGTTTCAGTACGACGTGATCAAGAATCTTGCGGAGAGCGTTCGCGAGCAGTCCAGGGTCATGGCCGGCATCCAGTCCACTCAAATGACGATGCTCGAACGGCTCGCAAAGATTGAGTCAAACCGTGTCAACGAGGATGTCGCGAAACTCGACGTGAAGGTCTCGCATATCGCCGAGCGCACGGACAAGCTGGAAGCCGACAAGGATCGCCGCGACGGGGCGTACAGCGCGTTCGACTGGATCCGCGTCTGGGGGCCCGCGCTCTTTAGCCTCGCGGTCGTGCTGTACCTGGGCGGGCGGGCCGCTGGGTTGATCCCGTCACCTCCTGTCACGCCCGCGCGTGTCGAGGCCACAATACATCCGGAAGACCGCCGCATCGAGGGCACCGTGGGAGGTAAGCCATGACGAAGACTATAGACCAGCTCGTTGACGAAGTTATCGGCAAGGAGGGCGGCTATTCCAACCATCCCGCTGACAAGGGTGGCCCGACCCGCTGGGGCATCACTGAGCAGGTAGCCCGCGCCTATGGCTACAAGGGCGACATGCAGGCTCTGCCGCGCGTAACGGCCGTTGCGATCTACAAGCGCCGCTACTGGATCGATGTCCGGTTCGACCAGGTTGCAGCGGTCTTCCCGCGCGTCGCTGCTGAGATGTTCGACACCGGCATCAACATGGGCCAGTCGATTGCGGCCGGCTTCCTTCAGCGTGCGATCAACCTGTTGAACCTCGGTGCCACGCTCTATCCGGATATTACGGCTGACGGGCAGATCGGCGCCATGACGATCGCGGCGCTACGGAGTTATCAGCAGAAGCGCGGTGCGGCCGGCGAGGTCGTGTTGCTGAAGACGATCGACGGGTTCCAGACTGGCCGATACGCCGACATCACGGAAGCGCGGCCCGCCAACGAAGCGTTCTTCTATGGCTGGATCGCAAACCGGATCGGGGTCGAGGCATGACCGGCCTTCATATCCCTGATGCGCGCGGCTGGATCGGCATCGGCGTGTTCGTCCTGACCGTCATGGTCCTGTGGATGCTCGCGATCTTTCCCGAGCTGCGACATGACGAATTCTTCAAGACGATCGCCACGCTGATAATCGGGACCGGCTTTGTCAACGGCGTCGTGTCGTGGGCCTACAGCGCCACCAAGAGCGGTGGTGAGCTCGCCGACAAGCAAGCCGACATCATCAAGGAACGGGCGGCGACCGATGCCGCTGCGGTCGCCGCAACCCCAACCGGCACTCCCTCCGATCCCATCAGCAAGAAGGATATCGCATGA